GAGCCCATGCATATGATCAACATGTCCATCACCCGATGTGGACACATGCTACATACATCCTGTCTTCTTCTAGCAATGGAGACTCATGTTAGTTGCCCAATGTGCCGCACACAATTAATACGCGACCTTCCCGAAGACGATGATGACCAAGACGACGACGACGATGAAGATGACGACGATGATGACGAAGACGATGACGACCAAGATGACGACGACCAAGAGGCAGATACCGACGCGGAGGAATCTGTATTCTCAAATATCCAAGTAACAAGACCCAAAGTGAGTCTGGAACAGCTCGGAAATAAGTTGATGAATATGGGTTATACCCCAGCCGATTTCCTCCAATTCTTCTTCACCGGTCTCAACTCGGAGAATCCAGAAAAATACAACGAGGCCTTCTTTGAAAAAATGGATGATGACATTAGTGAAATAATTAATGGAATCATCCCATTGAGTAGTCGTGACACAAGAACGTATGCAGAAGTTGCCAAGTCCGGTACCGAATCATTGCCAAAAGCATCAATGCCACCTAGACCAAACAGCAGAAAAATAGAACAACTAACAACACAGCAACAAGTCACACAAGAACTACAACAACTACAAGCAATTTAAAAATAAAAAATAAAAAATAAAAAATTTATAGTTAAAAATTGTTGTGTAATCATAAGAAATCGTTTTTTTATTCATTTCCATAAAATGAAAACCGACTACTGCGTAAAGTCTTATGTTGATCAGTAGACTCCAATCCCGGTCCCGATCCCGAACCCGATCCCAAATTCTTAGTAGAATTAACACTCCACCCACCCCGATTCCCGTCAATCATCATCTCTTTTTGACCCTGATTCAATTTTTGAATCGGTGAATTTTGCATATAAGGCGTTTTGTTACAAACAGTTTCCACCGAAGCCACTTCCGCTTTGAAATTTTTCTTACATGTAAAACAAAAACAATACGATCCATCACTCATCAATGGTTTAGAATAAGCACTTCCACAGAAAACACATATTTTAGAAAATGTCAATGGTTTGAATTGATTCATTTGCAGTGCAGTATCATAATCAAATGCATCGTCTAAAGAAGTAAAGTTCATATTCCTTTCTTATATATTATTATTAAGAATCCTTATTTTATTTTATTTTCTGTATTTTCTTATAAATCAAACAACAAAATATATCTAATCCTAATCTTTTCAGCTATATTAGTTATCTTGTATCTGTTATACCAGTTGCATTCAATTTTAATATAATATAAACAATATGTATACAAAATGACATACAATAGTTTTGTTTTGTTTATTTTTGCAATAAAAATTTTATTTATTCTCCTTTCTGTTACTGACCTATATTTTAAATATAAACATCCCGAAAATCCATTAATTTTAATCATTCAATTTTGGAGACAACGCATAGAATTCATTTTTGTAGTTTGCATGGCCCTATTATTAATATACATTTTCAATCCATATTCCAATACAATTTACAAATTAATGAAAGAAAAAGAAACCAAGGTCCTTTTGTTCCTATTTGGTATTATCTTGTTAGTCACCGCACATTGGAAAATCTTTTTCCAAGAATCCCCTACATTAAAATATATTCAAACCATTTTAGGCCGGGGATAAACAAATAATCCCATAAAAATTCTCAATCCAATCTAATCTAATCCCAATTAAAAAAAATTGAAAACTTATTAATAATAAAGTTTAACATAACTTAACTTAATCGTACCCGGTTCCCATTGCCAAAAAATGAATCCATTAATAGCAGACATTCTCAGCAGCAATTTCTGGAAAAATACCAAAGCATTTCAATCCATTACAAGTAAAGAAACACAAATCAAGTATTACAAACGCAACAACGCCAGTTCCGAAGTGCTTCAACTCGTAGAGCTAGAATCCAAACCCTTTGGCTGTGTAAGCGAAAAAATTCTTGCCGAAATTCTAGGTCTCGGCCCCCGAACATCTTCCCAAAATGATGGAACATTTCAAGGTAAGAAACTAGAAATTAAAACCGCCCGGTATTGGGCAGGAAAAGATGACTGTAAATGGCAGCATCTAGAACCAGAGCATGATTATGATTATGCTATTTTAGTTCTTTTAGATTTCCATGGCTGGAAGATTTGGGGTATTTCCAAAGCCTCTCTGATGGGAGAACTCCGAGAGAAAAAAATAGTGACTTATCAAGGAAAGCAAGGATGGTGGATGACCAAATCTAGTTCGCTCCCCTATTTAACTGAGATTCATAATCAAGAGGATCTAATCCGTTTGATTCAACAATAACTATAATAAAAATTATAAATTTTCCTTTTCATTAGTATCTTATCATTTCTTACTGTATCCTATTTTTTCTGTTTTATTTATTATCAATAAATAATAAATAAAATACAATTAGAATTTCATATACTTGCGTATTGCGTATTGCGTATTACATATTACGTTCTCTGAAACTGCCGAATACACTCCCAAATCTTTGCCGACTCCTCTAAATTAAATACCCCACGTCTCTGACCCAAATTCAAAAAAGAAACCAATACATTCAATGCCACATTCTCATCTGTAATCGGAATCTCTGTGAGCTTGACCTCCTTGGGCTTATCTCTTTCCTCAACTGCACCAGTATTCATATTATTTATAAACATACATCTTTTTTATGTTTAAATCTGTTTTACTCTAAAAATAATTTTATTTCACTTTAATTAGTCTTTATCTTTGTTGTTACCTAAAATATAGGACAAACAATATAAAGTATTCTTTACATCGTTTAATAAAAGCAAACCCAAACTCAAAACAAAATGCAAACATGTACCTCCAATATTCCAGCACATGATTTTCAAGAGATCATTACCTTATTTCAAACAAAAGGCTGGAATCAACCTTTTTCCGCATTAAAAAATCAAAATCAAAATCTAGAATTTCAAAGTCCGACAAATGATTATGATATATTTGAAATTCGGATAACAAATACAGGCGATATTCTAGTAACCATTCCACTAAAAATGTCCAAATACAAATTCACAACCAGATTTCAACAATATGACTCCGCGTGTGAATTTATAAAAATGCATTTGTCATGGTATGAATCTCTTTCTTCAGCATCTATTCAAACCCAAAATCCACCGTTCATTCCCTTTCCCACATTATCATTACCAATCAATTGTACAAGCGAAGCGTAGAATACAACGCAATTTAAAAGAAATTCGTATTTACATTCCATTCCTTGGGTTTATTGCTACCGCCGCTACCACTATCGCCCATGTTTTGATCCCGCTTTCTGGAAACTCCTAACAGATAGGAATTATTTGTTGTCTCATATGTTTGATATGCATCTTCTTTTTCTTTTCCTTTTCCAGAAGATTCATATCCATTTAACCCCCATAATTTATTCCAAATATCACTAATGATCGTTCCATTCCCCGTATCCAAAATAAAAGGACAAGAATAATCCGGCGGGGAATTTAACGGCGCACATGGATTACAAACATTCCCATTCAAAAAAGAAAATCCAGGAACAATTTCCGGAATTGCTTCCGGAGGAACAACCGTGGTCTGTGTTGTCATTTGTCCTTGAATTCCATTATACCCCGTATAAACAGTTTTATGTGTTTCCGTATTCCCATCCACCGACGCTACACAACGCACCGTATTGTTCAAATTAGCAGGCATTCCCTCAGGATGTCCAATTGTAACCCCACCCAATATAAAGTCGCCCTCTTTGGTATTCCAAGACAATAATTGTTCCATGGCATTTTGATTATATACCACCTGAGCATTTCCCATAGATGTCCCCGGATTGGTACTAATATAAGAATTCTGTGCAATAGCATTTTGATAGATACGCTGTACATCTGGAGACCAAGTCCATTTACCATGTTTCAAAAATTCCTGGGCTTCTTCTGGAGTCGCCTGTTGTTGAATAATATTCATATCAAAATGAATATTTGGATTATGAACAGCCTGAAATCTCAAAAACTTTTGCACTAAATCTGGTGGCCAACTTCCTATTTTTCCTGGGGGAATTTTGTCATAATCATATTGCGGAATTCCGGAAAAACCTTCTTTCCCATTCCCGTTTCCGTTTCCGTTTCCGTTCCCATTCACTTTTGCTTGGGACATTCGTAAAACCAAGACAAATAACAAAAAAAGAACTCCCAGTCCAACCGCCATGGAGGTACTAAAGAATCCCAGACCAACTACCATCAAAACAAGAATACCATTTCCTAAAAGAGTAGTAAATAAAAAGAAAAATAAATTGGGCATAAAATAAGCAACTAATCCAAGAACCAAAAATAGCAAAAGAAAAAGAACATAAATAAGTTTCCAACTATTCAAACCACTATAATGAACAATTTCTTTATTCATTTTATTCACATTTACCTTTGCCTTTACCATTTGTTATTTTTTAAAATATATATATCTATAGACAAATCTAATGTATATGGATATAAAATTCTCTAATCCCTATTCCATTCCTCTTGTTCTACAAAATTTTCTACATAGATCAACTCTTTCTTATCCTTATTCCAAGTGCCATCCCCATCCCCATCCTCATCACCATCCCCATTACCAAAAGATACCGCCGTAAAATTTCCATTACGTCTCCAATCTCTATGATCACGTAATTGCATCAATAAATCCGCATATGTCAAATAGACATCCTCCCAAGAAACCGGTTTTTTTATATTATTATTTTTATGCACAAAAGAATGACCCATAATTCCACAACGCTTTTCATCCTTACGACAATAATCGGCAAAATCATGAAACTTCTTACACCGATTCCAGCGATAGTTATATTCCTCCATAAGCATATGTGCACCCGCTGATTGAAAATAAATACAATTGCGACATACTGGTGGTGGAAAAATACTTAACACCTTAGTATGCATCACAGTAAATCCCATAACTCCACTAGCCCCACCCCCACTAAGTCCATGTCCAGATTCCGCATCCATTTCTACAGGAGGACCTAGGAGTGAAGAAAACGAAATCTTGGGAACCTCTGGCGCAGAAAATCCCACTACAAATCCACCATACCCGTCCTTTCCTCGTAACATAAAAACCAAACTCCAACTCCAAATGATCACATATATATGACAATAAATCATATCTTAATCTGACCTACACTTTTTAATTCGCAAGTCTTTAAGTTCAATTTTATATAATATATTCGCAATCAAATTTAGCGCCCAGTGGAACCAAATCCGCCCGCACCCCGTACCGTTTCCTCACCGAGTTCAGATTCATCAAATACCACATGCACATAAATAGGCACTAACCCGGGCGCACAAATTTGCACCAACTTGTCATACAATTGGACAGTATAATTATAACCAATACAATCAAACGCCCCAATTAACGGTCCTCTATAGCCACTATCAATAATACCTACGGAGTTTGCCAAACGCAAAGATGTCTTGGACAAGGAAGAACGGGGATACAAATAAAAACCGGTGGGAAAAACACGTCCCGCTTCGGTCACCATGTTCGCACGACATGAAACCCGAAAATTCACGCGATGCACTTGATTTGTCGTACAGGGAGTAAAATGGGGGGAAAACAGATCAAAGCCCGAATCGGGAAATATACCATTCTCCATATTATGATTATGATTCGCCGCGGCATCTACATATTTATTACGAAGATCATCATCCACCTCGGCAACACAGATAACAAGCTCCATATAACGATCACAGTTATGAAAACGGTTTGAATTTGTAGTCATATTTATATTCACAGACATCTTCTCTTCCTTTTCTTCCTTTTCTCTCTTGTATAAATATATCTGTATGGATTTATTTATATACTTTTACTAGAAACACAAAAACCCGACTTCAATATAAAAATCAATAAAAATATTCCGGTGAATCTTTCTCTATCATAGAATATAGTGAATCCATGTACAAAATATCTTCTTGGGAAAGACACGATGGTTGTGCTAAAATATCCAAATTCTGTTTTAATTGTTCCACGGTAGACACTCCAAGAATCATTTTATTGACTCCAACATTTCGCACCCAAGACTCATGCCCATACCCATACCCGTGCCCATGCCCATACCCATTTCTTAACTTGGAATGATGATATAACCAAGAGAAAGAATCCCGCAAACAATGAGGAGATTGCATAAACTCCTCCATCGGTTTTAAAATATTGGATTTCCAAAAAATAGATTGATAAATAGCATTTCCAGAAAATCGCGACCCTTGGATAGGAATACCTTCTTTGTATTTTCCAGTTAATAACCCCCCCGCTAATGGATTATATCCCCAAAATGAAATGCGATATTCATCTAACAGGGGAAAAATTTCTTCTACTTTTCTACACAAGAGATTATACATTCCTTGATAGTATTTCGGTTTTTGAAACCCGTATTTATCACATAAATCCAATATTTCCTGGAATTGCATTTTGGAAAAATTAGAAATTCCCAAAGCATCTAACTTTTCTATTCTCCAAAGTCGTTCGCATGTTTCCAATGTTTCTACCAAGGGAGTTTCATAATCCGGACAATGCAAATAAAAAATATCCGCCTTCTCACGTCCCAAATGATTCAACGAAGTATTCAATTGTCCAAGTATTCCTGCTTCCGATAATTGACCCAACCGACCATTGGCAAAATCATTGTGAAACCATGGGTTGGCTTTTGTTGCTATAATTGGTTGTCGTGACAATCTTGGTAATAATTCTCCCAATACCTTTTCTGTCTTGGTATTCCCATAATAATAAGCCGTATCTAAAATAGGCTGTTTGATATGGGAGACGTAGTATTCTAGAATAGAAAAATAATGCTCATAGGTTGGATCAGAAGCGGAGCTGAATGGGTATTCAATATTCATAGTACCCAAAACAATATCCATATCTTCTTGAACCCTAACCATTTCCACATTCTCTACATTCTCGCCATTCCCATCATTTTCCCCAGCATTTTCCAAATTTTCCATATTTTGCATATTTATTTTCTATTTATCAAGTACAAAATAAATTCATTATAACGGCGCATTAGCGTTATACTTGGAAAACCACCAAGCATCATATAGATGAATAAGAGAAATGATAAACAAAATTCCTTTAGTAAAAATAGAGAGCATTTTTGTTGTCATGGCTAAAAACAAGAGGAAAATAAAGACAAAAAAGTGATAACTAAATTTAATTATTTGATTGGAAGTCATTTTTCTATATCTATATTTCTATATTCTATTTTCTATATTTTTATAATTAGTTAAAAAATACAAGAATACAAAAAATTAAAAATAAACGTTATTTATTTTTACCAAAACAATTGCTATTGTTATTTCCTAGTTATTTTTATTTTTTTAGATATTGAATAAATTTCGGTTCTCCAAGTAATACGCCCACTCTGCCATATCTTGGATACGGATCTTTTCTCCTGTGAGAGGATCCACCATAGATCCTTCATACACTTCCCCCTCTTCTAAATCAGAAGGGGGCAAATCTGAAGTCACAAACCGAGGTAAAACTGAGGATGACGATGATTCGGACGTGGAATAGGTAAAGAAGTCCGCAGAAATGGGCTGACCATATCGCGATTCCTCATAATTCTCAATCTCAAACGCGTCCTCAAACTTGCGCTTTTTTCCCGTTAAAGAAGACGCGAATACAGAAGTTGCATTAGAAGAAGTAGAAGTAGAAGTAGAAGTAGCAGAATCTAGTATAGGTGCAACAGAACCTACTTTTCTATTACCCCTATCTAATGTCTTCATAACAGCTGAGAAATAAGCAAACGACGAGGAAGATGACATTTGGAATCACTTGATGATTAATGCTTGCCCTAGGACAAGGTTTGCTTACAAACCAACTAAAAAAAGTATTTCAATTTTTTTTAGACAACCCCAAAACCACTCTCCACACCCCATCCCATGTTATTGATACAAAACCAAATTTTTCACTTTTTCATAAAAGAAATTAAAAATATTCTTTTTCTCCTGACAGATATCACAATAAGTCATGGACAATAAAATACGCCGTTCTCCTTCACTAATTTCCGTGGACTTATGAAACACCTCCGAACCCTTGAAAATAATAATAGAATTTTCCGGTAATTGTAACCGTTTCTCTCTTTCTTGATATTTGTATACAAACTCATTCTGAGACAACCCCATTTTTTCAGCATTTTCATTAATCAATGTAAGTAGAACAACATACCGATCCCCATAATATAAAGACAAATCTTTATGCCAATCAATAAAATCCCCTTTCTGGGAATAAATCAGCAAAGAACACGCATTTGGATCATGCAACGGCGATTTTTGAATTGGTTTTTTTAATACATTCGTCAAAAATTCCATGAGTTCGTTAGAATAATACAACTCCAAAAATCCATTATAATCGTGATTCCCATGCAAATCAAAAAAACTGACCCCAGTCGCTTTGCGAACGAAGACATTTTTAGATTCAAATGTTTTTGATTTGAATTGATTCTTCAAATATTGGTAATAATTATCACGTAACACATTTTGAATGATATAAACATCATTTTCATAAGTAATAGTAGGATGTTTGTTCAAAAAAGTAGGATAGGTTTTATTTAATTCTTGTATATTGTTGTAAATAGATGACAAATGGGGTTGAACACGCGTATTTTTCAAATCAGACAAAAAAAAGATGAAAAACAATAACAACAAAAATAAAATGAAAAATGATAAAATAATAACAACCTTATTATTGTTATATAATTTATTCAAAAAACTTAATTTCATATAATATATTTTTATTTACAAATTATAAATTATATATTATATAAAATATATTATATTATAAAAATATAAATATCTAACGTCCTCCACTAAAAAGATCCATTAAATCAGCAAAAATATTAATTGCATCTAAATAATAATCCATAGATGCGGTAATAAAATCTCCCATATAATTTCTCTGTAAAATACGATTGGTATCATAAATAATATACAAAGAAAAGATAAAAAGACCAATGGCACCGATCCATCGCACATATGTAGCTACCGCATTAGTTAGCGTAACAACAAGAATGAAAATAATAAATAATAATAATACAAAAAACAATACAGAACCAAAAGCAGCCGTTAATTGAATACCAAATAAAATGAGTAATAACCCAATGAGCATCATTGCACCAAATATTCCGGCAGTTCCAGCAACAGCGAATTGAATAAGCCCAAAAAAGGCTGGATTGGTTCTATATACTGAAAACAAAAGACCACAAGTAAAAGAGAAGAGAGAAAACAACAAAAATTTCAACCAAGAAGGCATAGAAACCAATGCCAGAACAAAAATAATAATAAATTGAACAATAATCAATAACCAAAAATAATTTGCAATTCCTCCTTTGGAAGCGGAAGATTTCGTAGAATCAGCAGAAACAGACACGGGAAAACTCATCATGGTAAAATAAGTAATTCCCAATTGTAAAAGCAAATTCGCAAATACAGCCAATAAAAACGTTTTTTTTTCATTGACCAAATCTATAAATTTTTTTACATCCAATGTCCCTCCGCCCATCATTTTTCTATTTCTGTGTTTTTGCTTTCCCAAAAAAAGAGGTTTGACACATGAATCAACCATGGTATATAATAAATGAATAAATAAAAAATAAATAAGAATAAATAACAATAAATAACAATAAATAACAATAAATATAAAAACAAAAATTTGATTTTATATTTACACGATTACTGACCAGACAAATTTCTTGATTCTATTGCGAACCACCTTGAATATAATCCAACAATTGAGCCCGAATTGCCGGATCCTTCAATGGTGACGCACACTTGGCCACTTGTGCCGCCACCTGATTTGGTGTCAAAGACCAATATCCAGGAGGAGGAACCAAGAAATTCTGTACATATAACGGAGGAGGAGGTCCATATGTACGTGAATTATTAGCACTTGCAGATCCACCATTAGTTGCATAAGGAAAGGGTTTTTGTGGTCCCACGGGATTCAATGATCTTTGCTGAACTTGCAACGTGTATTGACTTGCCGTTTGTGGAATACGCAACGTCTTGGTATAACCCACATTAGATTCAATAATCTTGTAATCTGGATATCTAGCGGTTGTTGTACTACATCCGGTAGGACTACAAGGAATACGGTGACCCAAATAGACTTCTGGTTTATTTGTATCATTAACACAAACATTTGCCGCCGCCTTGTTTTGTATGTATAACCATTGACTCGCATTATCCGACAGATTACTATTTCCATATACAGGCTGAACCCAATAATTGGGATATTGACCATTATTGATCCACATGTATTTTCTCTCCAACATTCCGTCAGTAGAGAGAACCGATGGCTTAATATATTCATATTGGGAACCACGATTTACCGCTTTTACCAAAGGTGATGTCATCAACGGCTGAGCAGCAAAATAAGTATTACGAATACCACCTGAACTCCAACAAGGGAATTGACCACGAAAAGGAGTACCACTTTTAGACATGGCCATACTTTGACCAATATATCCTTGACTTCGTCGGCCTCCATTTAATGAGAAACCCACGGTCCCTTCAGGAGCCTCAAAATTTCCTCCTCCCGGA